CAGCAGCTGGCTGGACCGTGTGACCAGCGTGGTGGCCGCCTGCGGCTGCTGACGGTACGGGCCGTCAGGGACCGAGTCTCACCGACCCTGTCATGAAGTCCAGGATCACCAACAGCGTGAGCACCAGCCCGAGGATGCCGAGGATGAGGCCGGCCAGGCGTTGCAGTTCCTGCTCGACGATGTCAACCCGGTCAACATGTCGGGCTCGGACCTCAAGGCGTACACCATCGCCGGGCTGGCGGTGTGGGGCGAGAACTACTGGCAGAAGGTGCGCGGCCGCTTCGGTGGGCCGCCGCAGGAACTGTACTGGCTGCGTGCTCCCGACATCCGGCCGAACATCGGGCGCACCTGGATCGACCGCTACGACTACCACCCTGCCAACGGGGACATCCAGACCTTCGCGCCGCGTGACATCGTGCCGTTCCGCACGATCAACCTGCAGGACCCGACCAAGGGCCTGTCACCGCTGGCGGCGGTGCGTAACGAGATCACCGTCAACCGTCAGGCCACGCTGCAGACCGCATCGACGCTGGCCAACTGGGGCATCCCTGCTGGCGCATGGGTAGCGCCCAAGGATGCCGGCCTGACGCCGCAGGACCAGGGCATGATCAAGCGCGCCCTGCGTGCGCTGCGCGGGCCGCAGAACCAGGGCAAGACGCCGATCCTGCCACAGGGCCTCGACTGGAAGCCGCTGGCGCTCAACCCCAAGGATGCCGAGTGGCTGGCTGCCCGCAAGGTCAGCCGCATGACTATCTGCGCCGCGCTGGGCGTGCCGCTGGTACTTGCCGGCGACGACGAGAAGACGACGGTCTATGCCAACCTGCGCGACGCCGAGCGGGTCATGTGGCGCCTGTCGTTGATCCCGCGCCTCGACTGGTACGCCGACGTCCTGAACTCGTGGCTGGTGCCCGACTTCGACAAGACGCGCCGCCGGCTGGTGGTCGCCTTTGACTACACCGGCATCGAGGCGCTGGCCCCGACCTGGGACCAGGAATGGAACGCCTGGCTCGGCGGCGTGGGTGCGCAGATCATCGTGCCAAACGAGTTTCGCCGGCACTTCCGCATCGGCGATGACGTGCCGTGGGGCGACGCTCCGGTGCCCGATACCAAGATCACCCTGCGGCCCGACCCGACCGGCGTGCCATCGTCGGCCATGCCGGCCGCAGACCCGTCGAACGTCATCGACCTGCCGCCGCCGGTTGACGCGCCGCTCGAGGAGACGGACCTACCGCCTCAGCCGATCGTCGCGCTGCGTGCCTTCGGCAAGACGCTCTACCAGCAGCCGGCCGTCAAGGCCTGGATTGCCGACCCGTCGCGGCCGCTGGCCGTCCGCTCCCTGCTCGGGCAGGACGTGCCATCCGAGATCAGAGACGCCATCGAGGATGGCCTGCGCCATCGCCACAACGCCGCTCGCATCGCCGACAGCCTGCCGGTCACGGCAGCGTAAGGAGTTCCCATGACCGAACGCGCCACCGCGGCCGTCGTAGACGAGCCGACCACCAATCGCGCCGTGCGCACCGTCAGCGAGACGGATGACATCCACGTCATCGAGGGGCTGGGTATTCCGTTCGGCGGTCCCTTCGGCGGACGGGATACCTACGGCACCTTCGCCAGCGCGCGAACCGACTTCCACTGGGATCTGTTCCCCGATGTGGTGCCGTCGGCGACGCGCTCCGATGAGCCGAAGTTCATCCGTCCGCAGACCTTCCACCATGGCTTCGATGCCAAGGTCGGGCTGGCGCGCATCGGCGGCTGGTCCCCGACCCGCACCGACGACGACGGAGTATGGGTGCAGGCGCAGCTCGACAAGCACCAGAAGCACTACGCCAAGGTGCGCGCGCTGCTGGACAAGGGCGCGCTCGACTTCAGCGTCGGCTCGGCTGAGCACTCGGTGCGCATCGACGAGAAGACCGGGGAGTGGCTCGACTGGCCGGTATATGAACTGGCGTTGACGCCGACGGCCTCGAACCCCTACGCTCAGATCGCCGCGCGCAGCGCGAAGGAGTCCGGCCTACTGCGCGTTGCCGCGCAGGACAAGGTCGAAGGCGAAGCCGCCGAGAAGCCGGCCACCCGCACATTCAGCGAAGCGGCCATGGATGCCGGCAGCGGCGCGATGATCCTCAGCCAGCTCTACCAGCTGCTGGCCGACGAGGCCGACGAGCCCGACCAGGCGCCGCTGATCCAGACCGCCATCGACTCGCTCGAGCAGTGGCTGGCCCTCGAATCCGACGAGATCGGCACCCCCGAGGACACCGACGAATCTGCTGCTGAGTCGCAGGCGCTGGGCGCCTATATGAGCGCGGTGCGTATCGGCAAGCGCAACAACGCGACCGACGCCGGCCGCATCCAAGACATGCACGACCTTTCCACCCAACTCGGCGCCGCGTGCGCCAGTGAGCCCACCGCTCGATCCGCTGAGGAGCCACCCGCGCTGCGCATCGTCGCAGCGGAGAAGCCCGACGTGAACATCGACGAGGTGCGCGACCTGATCCGCAGCGAAGCCGTGCGCACCGCACGCGAGATGGTGCGTGAACTGACCGACGGCTAGCTCCGGCTAGCTCCCTCATCCCCAAAGCCCCCGCCGCTCGGGGGCTTTGTCATACCCCGGAAAAGAGACAGACCGATGTCCGATAGCTTCCTGTCGATCGACCAGGTCAAGGACCTCGTCGCCGACTCCACCAAGGCGGCCGTCACCGAAGCGCTGCGCGCGGTGAACACCGTCAATCCCGAAGAGCGCGCCGCCGCGCCTGCCGCGCGCGGTGCCAACATCAACCTGCGCCGCTACGCCATGCCCCGCCTGGGACTGGCCATGCGCGGCATGGCGACCGGCCAGTGGCGCGAAAGCAACGTCTTCGAGCGCGACCTGTCGCAGGCCGCAGCCGAGGTCTTCAAGTTCACCGAAGATCCGACCGTAAGGGATGCGCGTGATCCCGTGGTCGAGGAGTTCGGCAAGGGTTCCGGCTACCGGACCCTCATCTGGCCCAAGTCCCGCGAAGAGATGAGCGAAGTCCTGATCGCCATGGGCGAGAAGGAGAAGGCTCAGGAGGCGGCCTACGCGGCCCGCATCGAGAGCGCCTTCCGTGCTGAGTCGGAAGCGTCGATCGCCTCCGGCGGCGCGCTGGTGCCGACCCAGTACCTGCAGGACAAGTTCCAGTACGCGCTGGTCAGCATGACCGCCGTCCGCCGTGCGGGCGTCGAGTCCATGCCGGTGGCCAGCAACGTGGTGGCCATGCCGCGTGAGAGCGTGGCGGCCGGCGCGTCGACGGCCAACGAGGCCGCGACCCTGAGCGTGCAGGACCCGACCTTCGCACAGCAGACCATCAACGTCCGCAAGCAGTACGGCTACCGGCTGTGGAGCAACGAGCTGCTGTCCGACGCCACCCCGGCCTGGCACGAGTACCTGGCCAACACCCTCGTCAGGGACGTGGCGCTCAAGCAGGACCAGCAGTTCCTCGAAGGCACCGGCGCCGCGCCGGAGATCACCGGACTGGTGAACTACGCCGGCGTGACCGCCGGCCCGTCGCTGGGCGCCAACGGTGCGACGCCGACCATCGACAACCTCATCGACGCGCTCTACCTCCTGCGAGGCGTGAACGTCGAGCCTGACATCGCGTTCGGTAACCCGCGCACGATGCAGACCCTCTCCAAGGTCAAGGACTCCACGGGCAATTACATCCTGTGGGCGTCGGGCGGCTACAACGCACCGAGCACCTACAACGGTCAGATCGCGGGGCAGTTCGCCTCGGGCGGCCTGGGGCGCAACGCGGTGCTGCTCAATCAGCTCGACTTCTTCTTCTCCAACCAGATGCTGACCAACCGCACCGTCGGTACCTCGGTCACCGCCACGGACCTGGTGATCACCAACCGTCGCAACCTGCTCATCATCGAGCGGCAGGGCATCGAGGTGGCGTACAGCGAGCACGTCGCCTTCAACAGCGACCAGACCGCTGCCCGCGCCATCGGGCGTGCGGCAATCGTGGCGCTGCAGCCCGCAGGCGTCGAGGTCATCACGGGCATCCTGCCTTGATGACGTAACCGCCTAGTCATCGCAGCCGGGCCGTCAGTGCTCAGGCGGCCCGGCTGCACCTCAACAAGGAGACTTTCACCATGGCTGACAAGGCCAAGCTCCCTGACTTCGTTTCGAGCGCAGACGCGCTGCGCGCACCCAACGATCCGACCACCGATCCATACCACACGCGCGGCATGGACCCCGCCACTGCCGAGGCCGGCTTCCGTGCCGCAGGGCTGCCCGAGAAGGGGCCGCTCAGCGACAAGAAGACCCCGCAGTCGGAGGTCACCAAGGACGTGGCCATCGCTGAGGTGCACGGTCCCAACCCGACGGCCGATGACGTACCGCCCGAGGGCGGCATCGTCCGCGAGGATGCCGTGGTCGACGAC